GGTATGGACAGCTCCACATTGTTGCTTCATCTACTTGCCGAGGGCTATGAAGTGACAGCACTGTCTTTTGACTACGGTCAAAAACACTCTGTTGAATTAGAGCGAGCTAAGTCTTTAGTTGATTACTTAAATCAAGAACTTAGACCACAAGGTTACTCTAAAATTAATTATCAAGTAATTAAATTAGATGGATTATCTCAATTACTAAACTCAGCACTTGTAACTGGTGGAGATGAAGTTCCTGAAGGTCACTATGCTGAAGAAAATATGAAAGCAACAGTTGTACCTAATCGAAACAAAATCTTTTCATCTATTATCCAATCAGTTGCTTTATCAATTGCTACTCAAAAAGATACAACTTGTGCAATAGCAATGGGGATACATAGTGGTGACCATGCAATTTATCCTGATTGTAGACAAGAATTTAGGGATATTGATTTTGAAGCATTTAAATCAGGTAACTGGGAATCAGAAAGAGTAGAAATGTATACTCCTTATTTAGATGGTGATAAGTTTACTATTTTAGAAGATGGTGAGAAATGTTGCAACCAGTTAAATATTGATTTTAATGCTGTTTATAAACGCACTAATACGTCATATAAACCAATTCAACATATTGTTTATGACCAGTACGATAATCCATCTCCTGAGTGGTTTAGTGATTATAAGTCAGCATCATCTGTAGAACGAGTAGAAGCTTTTATTAAATTAGGTAAACCTGATCCTGTAAGTTATGCAGATGAATTTGGACCAGTAACTTGGGATTTTGTAAAAGAGTATGTATCTTCAGTATTAGATGATTACGCGAAGACAGTATAAAAAATCAAAACCATACCCATCAATGTATGTGGTGATTAATAAAGAAGGTGAAGTTTACACTGGTTTAATAAGAGGTAATATTAATTGGTCTTATAACTGGTCTGAAGCAAAACCTCTATTTAAAGAATCAACAACTTGGCTCCTGAAACATAACCCAGGAGCCGAGTTAATTAATGAAAAAGAATTATGAAACACCCAGATCCAAAAAAACATCAAATTATTAGTTTTGTAAAATCAGCTATTAGAATAGTTGGTTATGGACTTATTCCATTTAGTTTGGTAACAGCAACTATTGTACTTATATTAAGTGAATTAATCGGAATTATAGAAGAATTAGTATGAAGAAATTATTTTATTTTACAGCTCCATGGTGTGGACCATGCAAAATGTTAAGTCCTACTATGGAAAGAGTAGCCCAAGATACACCAGTAGAAAAAATCAATATTGATTATGAAATTGATAGGGCTAAAGCAGCTAATGTTATGAGTGTTCCTACAGTAATATTAGTAGAAAATGGACAAGAAGTTCGTCGATTTGTAGGAAACAGAAGTTATCAAGACATAATGAATTTTATCAATGGGTAGTTTTAGATCAACAAAAGTATTTGATGGTTACTCTACAGTGTTTCGTCAATGGAAAGCTGAGGGAACACATTGTAGATTCTTACATGGTTATGGAGTAAGTTTAAAAGTATGGTTTGAAGGTGAACTTGATGAACGTAATTGGGTTTGGGACTTTGGAGGTATGAAACGTGCTAAAGGTACTATTGATGGTATGAATCCTAAAGCATGGTTAGATTATATGCTTGATCACACTACAATTGTAGCAGAGGATGATCCCTATCTCCCAGTATTTAAACAAATGGAAGCAGACAGTGTAATTCAATTACGAGTTATTCCAGCTACAGGAGCAGAACGTTTTGCTGAATATTTTTATAATAAGCTAAACGATTTTATACAAGCAGAAACTAATGGTCGTGTTAAAGTAGTTCAAGTTGAATTCCGTGAACATGAAAAAAATACAGCATTTTATAAAGGTTAATTATGGATAGTAAAGTAACAGAAAAACAATGGAACATTCAGGAACCAGGTCGTATCACAGATTATGATAAAAGGATTCCTGTATTAGAAATTTACCCTTGTGTTCAATCAGAAGGTTCAAGACAAGGTAGACCTACAATAGCTGTTCGAGTAACAGGTTGTACTCATAGATGTTGGTTTGGTGCTGGTGGTTGGTGTGACTCTTGGTACACAAGTATTCATCCTGAGAAAGGTGTTTATACATTTAATGATATTGTTAAAGCATATGATGAAAATCCTCATATTAGAGAGATGATGTTAACAGGAGGTTCACCAACAATGCAACCTGCCTTAGTAAATGAATTAACTCATTTTGCTTATCAAAGAGGTATTTTTATTACAATTGAAACTGAAGGATCTCATTTTATTAAAACTGATTACCCAATTGGTTTGATTAGTTTATCACCTAAGTTTAGTAATTCAATTCCTAAAATCGATGTTAATACTCCTATGGGTAAATTAGTTGACCAAAAAATGATTGACCAACATAATAAATTCCGTTTGAATTATGATGCTATGAGAATGATGTTAGATCAACATGGTGATTATCATTTCAAACCAGTATGGGATGGTACTGAAGAAAATTTAGCTGAAATTGAAGCATTTAGAGTTAAAATGGATATTCCAAAATGGAAAACTTGGTTAATGCCTGCTGGTGATACTAGAGAGACATTAATTGAAATGTATCCTATCTCAATTGAAAAATGTATGGAAGTAGGTTATAACTGGACTGGTAGGGATCATATTATCAGTTACGATACTAAACGAGCTGTTTAATATTTATAATAATATGATGAGTTTAAAATTTAAGTATTTTTACAGTACAGGATGTGATGCTTGTAAACAGTTAAAACCTTTTATCTCTCAGTTTAAAGAAGAATTAAACATAGAGATGATAAATGGAGATGAAAATGATCTTTTAATGGAAAGTTATAAGATTGATTGGTATCCAACCTTAGTTATGGAACATGAAGGTAATACTTGGAAATTTGAAAGTCCAAAAGCAATAGAAGATTTTTTAACAAAAGCATCAAATGGTTCTCTTTAACGAAACAGAAATTAAAAACAAAGTAGGTGAAATTGCCTACATGATTAAAAAAAGATATCACGAACAACCTCCTGTACTTATTTGTGTTTTAAACGGCGCTTTTATGTTTTTCACAGATTTAGTGAAACATATGGATGACTGCTATATAGACTTTATACGTGCGAAATCCTACAATGATACTACACAGGGCGAAATCTATATCACAAAACAAATCGAAATGGATATTACTGGAAAAGATGTTTACATTATTGACGACATTTATGATTCAGGTAATACTATGAACCGCCTAGTTAAACATGTTAGTTATGGTAATCCAAAATCAATCACTCCAGTAACATTGTTTAAAAGACACACTGCTGAAAATGATGATTTAATTTATGGGTTTAATTTAGAAAATGAATACTTTTTAGTAGGTTATGGTTTAGATGGAGTAGGTGATTTAAAACGCAATCAAAAATACATTACTGGATTAATGAGTGATGATTAATTTAATTTGGTTCTTTTAAAATTAGTTATTATATTAAAGTATAAGTTATGAATAATAAGACATTTAAACTAGATTTAGAAGTAGTAAAAACAGGTTATGCTAATGGTATAGCTCCTGGTTTTCCATTAACTGAAAAAGAAAAATGGTCAATGGTAGATGAAGCAGCTGAAGCATATGGTAAGTTTTTAGATGCTTTAGGATGTGATTGGAGAAATGATCCCAATAGCTCAGATACACCTCGTCGTGTAGCTAAAGCATATGTTTTTGATTTGTGGAAAGGTCGTTATGATGCTCCTACAGACATTACCTCATTTCCAAGTGATGGCTATGATGGTATTGTAATTGAACGAAACATTCCTCTTACCTCAATGTGTTCACATCACCACCAAACAATTGGAGGAGTAGTTCATATTGGTTATGTAGTAGGTGAAAACGGTTCAGTAATTGGGTTGTCTAAATTGAATCGTATTGTAGAACATTTTGGCCGTCGTGGAGCTATTCAAGAACAACTTACTTCAGCTATTCATCAAGCTGTAGATAAAATTTGTGAAAACAATAAAGGTGTTATTGTTACTATAGTTGCTACTCACAATTGTGTTTCATGTAGAGGTGTTAAACATCAAGGAGCTTCAATGGTAACTACTAAAGCATCAGGTGTGTTCTTAAATAATGAAAACCAAGCACGTAAGGAATTCTTTGACAGCTTGAAAATCAATAACGGAGGTCATCAAATCTAATGAAACTAGGTGGTTTTGTTGAATTGTTAATTAAAATAATTACCTTTGGACAAGGCCATCGAATTGCTTTATTCATAGCTAAAAAAATGGGCTATGATGATTGTGGTTGTAAAGCAAGAAAAGACAAACTAGACTTGTTTTGGGATAAAGTTTTAAATAAATTAAAATAATATGTTATTAAATTCAAATCAAATTTCAAATTATATCATTGAGTCAGATTTTTCAAAACGAGCTCAAATTGGTATTGACTTATCAGCAGCAAAAATTGAACGTATTGATGTAGGTTCTTCTGTTTACACAGATAAAACTCATATTGATCCTACAGGTTATGTAGAAATGCCTACTTGGAGTATTGATGGTAAAGAATGTTGGCGCCTAGAAAAAGGTATTTACTCAGTTACTTTTAATGAAGGAATTAAAGTACCAGCTGATTGTGCTGCTAAAATTACTCACCGTTCTTCCTTATATCGTACAGGAACAATTATTGAATCACCTTGGTGGGACCCAGGTTTTCATTGCGAACAAATGAATACAACAATGATAGTAAACAGCATTATTATCATTGAAAAAAATGCTCGAGTTGCTCAAATTGCTTTTTGGCGTGTTGAAGAAGTAGGTGAGCAGTATAATGGACAGTGGCAAGGTCTTAATACAGCTTATAAAAAATAATGAAGTTTTGTATTAGTTGTAATACAGAAAAACCACTTCATGAATTTTATAGAAATGTTCTTAATAAAGATGGACGTACTGAAAAATGCAAATACTGTTTAGATGGTGAAGCTATAGATAGGTATGTTTCTTTATTAGAAAAAGATCAAATTCGAAGAAAAAAAAGAAAAAAATAAGTCCCTATATTTTAGACTTAATCTATATAAGTTCCCCATTTTGGGTACATAAATAATATTATGTTCCCCATTTTGGGGAATCTTTAAAAAATTGGTTCCCCAAAGTTTGGCCCTTGTATATATTTTTATTATATTTATTACCATCAAATCAATCAATTAATTAAACAAAAGATGAAAAAATTATTATTTAGCTTGTTAGCAATCGGAATGATTGGATCAAGTGTAGCTCAAATGGCAATCCCAGGTGCAGTATTTGCAGACAATGCAGTACGTTTTAACGGACGTAAAGTAACTCTTAAAAACGTTCAAGTTGATATGACATCTCAAATGTCTGTAGCAACAGGAGCAATAGCACCAGCTCCATTAAATGGTCCAGCAACAGCTTTAACTCCAGGAACAATTGGACCTGTAGGACCAGTAGCAGTTCAAGCACCTTGTCGTCCACCAAGAGGATTTTCTCAAGTGGATATCAAGTTCTTAGAGAAACCAGAATTTAAAGCTTGTTTCTTTATGGCTGATGTAATGTTAAATGTTTTAAAGCGTGATGCTGGTGGACAGAGTGTAGATGCTCAAATTACTTTTAGAGGTGATGCACGTACTGGATACAATGTATCTTTTTATAAATTAGGTAAGTAATTATTTTTAACTACAAATAAATTAGGCTTGGGCAACCAAGCCTTTTTTGTTATGTTAACGCTAATGTATCAGGCTTTATACTACGATAAAGAAGAAAGACAATATTATCTGAGAGATGATAGAAGTAAAAACTTTAAAACACTTCAATATTGGCCTACTTTCTATCAACCGGACCCAGATGGTGAATATGAAACATTAGAAGGTACTAGAGTTTCACCTACTAGAAAGATGCATGATTGGAAAGATCCTAAATATTTTGAAAAGGATGTAGATAAAATCACTCGTTTTTTAGTAGACCATTATTATGAATCAGATGAAACTCCTAAATATCATAACACAGTTTATTTAGATATTGAGTGTGAGGTAGCGGGAGCATTAACACCTGAAAATATCAGTGATCCAAAAGGTAAAATAACAGCTGTTGCTTTATATGATGCTAACTCTAAAAAGTACTATTGTTTACTTTTAGATGAAAGCCAAACACTTAAAAGCATAACTGAAAAAGATAAAGAAGTTATTCCATTTGGTAGTGAAAAAGAATTATTACATGGTTTTCTAGATAAATGGTATGAATTAGACCCAACTATTATTACAGGTTGGAATAGTGGTTTCTTTGATATACCTTATCTTTATCATAGAATTTCTAAAGTACTAGGAGAATCAGTCGCCCAAACATTATCTCCTATTGGTAAAGTAAAAATTACACCTCAATTTCCTGACCAACCTGTTAATTTAGGAGGTATTAATCACCTAGACTATATGCTTTTATTTAAAAAGTATATTATGAAACAGGAACCATCTTATCGTTTAGGTGACATAGGTAAAAAATATGCTAAACTAGAAAAGATTGAGTATGAAGGTTCACTTGATAAATTATTTAAAGAAGACATTCAGAAGTTTATTGAATACAACTTACGAGATGTAGAGATTATTGTTGAACTAGAGAATAAACTTAAATTTATTGAGTTAACAGTCACCATTTGTCATTTATGTCATGTTGAATATGAAAACATTTATTTTTCAACTATGCTAAATGAAGGTGCTATTTTAACTTATTTGAAACGAAAAGGTATAGTTTCACCTAATAAACCTACTACTTATAATCCTTTACTAAGAACAATAGAGGAAGAATATGCTGGTGGTTATTTAAAAGATCCTGTACCTGGTTTGTATGAATGGGTTATTGATTTGGACTTTACTTCATTGTATCCCTCCATTATACGTTCTTTAAACATGGGTATTGAAACTTTGGTTGGACGTGTTGTTAATAGAGGAAAATTTGATAATCAATGGTCTTTGAGAGAACTCAAAGAAATGAATCAAGACCAAGTACTTAGAATTGAAAAAATTAAAAAAGACAGGTCAATATCCACCTCTGAAATTACTGTAGCTGATTTAATTTCTATTATTGAAGAAAATGATTTAATTATTTCAGCACCAGGAGTAATATTCAGAAAAGATAAATCAAGTGTTGTTTGTGAAATTTTAACTGACTGGTTTGCTAAAAGACAAGAGTATAAAAAACTCATGAAAAAAGCATATAAGGAAGATAATGACCCTGTTATGGGAGAATTTTATAATAAACGACAACATGCTTATAAAATTAAGCTGAATGATGTTTATGGTGTATTTGCTATTAATGGTTGGAGATACACTGATGGTAATAAATTTATTAGTAAAGCAATTACTTTAACAGGTCAGCGTTTGACTCAAGAAAGTATTAAGTTTGTTAATAAATGGATGAATGAACAACTAGGTACAGAAGATAAAGACTATATTGTTACTTCAGATACTGACTCACTTTTTATTCAAGTAAAAGATCTAATTCTACAACGTAAACCAGAGTTAGAAGGTGCTGATAGAGAAACAATTGTAAAAGAAGTACTACAAGTAGCTACTGAGGTTCAAAGAGTAGCAAATGAAAACCTACATGTTCTAGTTCAAGAATTGTTTAATGTTAAATATCCTGACGAACCTCATTATTTTGAGTTGAAACAAGAAGTTGTACTTGATAGAGGTTATTTTGCAGGTAAGAGGAGATACGCCCAACATATTGTTAATAAAGAAGGTGTACCAACAGATGAGCTAGATGTTAAAGGATTAGATTTGATGAAATCAAACTTTCCACCTTTGTTTAGGAAGTTTGGAGAACATCTTATTAATGAAATTATGTTTGGTAAACCTAAAGTTGATATTGATAAACAAATATTAGACTTTAGAACTGAATTAAGAACTATTGATTGGAGGAAAATTCTTAAACCTACTGGTTTAAAGAAAATGAGTGAATATTTAGCTGCTCCTCCTCGTTCTGGGGAAATATTTTCTAAGTTAGGTTTAAAATGTCCTATCAATACTAAAGCAGCTATTATATATAATGACATTTTAAGATTTAAAAAATTAGATAAAAAATACCCAACGTTTCAAATTGGTGATAAAATGTATATTGCTTATTTGAAAGCTAACCCTTACCGAGTTGATGTTATCGGATTTAATGGTTTTAATGATCCTCCTGAAATTATGGAATTAATTGAAAAATATATAGACAGAGATGGGTTATTTGATTCTGTATTAAAAAATAAACTAGAATCCTTATATTCAGATTTAGGATGGGGTGCAGTAGTACTTAATCAAAATATCAATAAATTCTTTAGTTTCTAGTTTTTTAACCATATTTATTCATGATATGGCCCTCGTAGATCAAGAAAGTTTATTTACACCTTTCAAACCTAAAAAATACCAATCTGGAGATCCTTCAAAAGGATTAATCCAGGGTTATCAATCAAGTACATTAACTGCTCCTCGTACTCCAAGTTCCTATGCTAACCCAGAAGCTAGAGGTGTAAATGAAGCAGCAGATGGAGGACTCCCAGCACCTGCTACTCCTTCATACTCTCCACCTTCAAATTTTGATCCAGATTATCAAGCTTTATTAAATTACGCTAACACTCAAGGTTATACACTCCCTACAGATGCTCAACAATTTGACCAAAATTATATGGTTCAGCAGTTAAAACAATTTGGTATCTGGAATAAATTAGATTTATTTTATGTATTTGCTACTGATGGAGATGAGGATTTTGCTACATTAAACTGGAAAGCTCCATCAACCTTTAAATTAATTCCTACTAATAGCCCAACATTTACTTCCAATATTGGATTTACAGGCAATGGAACAGACCAATATCTAGATTCAGAATGGGCAGCAACTTCAGGATCAAATTTCACAGCTAATAATGCTTCCCATGGTGTTTTCACAAATTCTCATCGAGGTGGAAATGCTACAGGTAATATAGGATATCATGGGCAAGGAGGAAGTGGTACTTATAATTTTATATCATATCAATTAAGTAATTTTACAAATTATAGCCAACTAAACGGATTATCAGATTCAACTCAACAAAATAATTTTACCTCTTTTAGAGCTGTAACCTTTAACTCATCATTATTCAAAGTATGGCAAGGTTTTAAAGCATTTGTAACCTCCAAATCAGGTGGAAATATAAGTGATGATCCTATGAGAATTATGCAACGATCAGTTTCTGGTACTGAATATTATGCTCCTAGTAGTGTAGAATTTAAAGCAGATTTTTGGGGTAGTTCTTTAAGTGACTATGAAATAACGAATATTATAACAACTGTAACTGGTTATATTGGTAAATTGTCTTAAAAATTAATTTTTATATTTTTAAATTAAGCTTGGGAAACCAAGCTTTTTTTATTATGTTAATAATGTGATAGAAAAATTAGACTTAGTATCAATCATCTCAAAATACTACCTAAATGGTATGATTGAAGCCGTTAAATGGGAAATTAAAAATAACAAATTAACTATTAAGTTTACTGCTCCTGATAAAACAATGATTGGAGTTGTAACTTGTGATGATTTTAATTTAGAAGATTCAGACATTGGTATTAGTAATACTACTCAATTAAATAAGTTACTTGCTATTACAAATGGTTATTTAACTTTAGAGTATCAAAAACAACATAAACTAATTACTAAACTTATTATAGCAGACAATCAATTTACTCTAAATTATGCTTTAGCTGATACTATGATTATTCCTAAAGCAGGAGAATATGTTGGTGATGGTAAATACAATATTGAAGCTTTGTTAGATAACGAAAGTATAAGCGCTATAGTACGAGCAAAATCAGCACTCGCAGATACTGATACAGTTGTATTTAAGCCGTTTACTAACGATGATGGTGATTTACAGTTAGAAATGGAATTTGGAGGTAATATTGAATACTCAAATAAAGTATCATTTTACATACCAGACATTACAACTAATAATTTACCTGTTGATTTTAAAGTCAATTATAATTCTAATTTAATTAAAGAAATTATGTATTGTAATAAAGATGTTCCAACAGGAACTATGGAAATCAATTTAGATGGAATTATGAAACTTTCATTTGATAATGATAAAGTTAAAAGTGAGTATTATATTGTTGCAAAGGAAATCTAATTATGTATATTTATAACAAAGTGAAACCTTAGGGAACACTAAAATCATCTTAGGAGATTAAAATTATGACACATTTAAAAATTTTTGAAAATTCAATTACACCGTTTGACATCCTATTTAAGGATTTCTTCAAATCAGAATTAAACTTCCAACCAGCCATTGAGGCTAAATTTCCCCATCCGGTAGACATTTATGAAAACAAGAATGGACTTCATTTTGAAGTTGCTTGTACTGGTCTAACTAAAGAAGACATTGACCTAAGTTTAGAAGGTGATGTCTTAAAAATTGCTTACGACAAAAAAGAAGAAGATAAATGTTGTGATGTTAATGATTGCAACTATATCAAAAAAGGTATTGCTCGTAGGTCCTTTAATTTAGGTTATAAAATCGTAAACAAGTTTGATTTGTCAAAAGCTGAGGCTGAGATGAATAATGGCTTATTAAAAATTTCTATTCCATTTGCTGAAGAAGCAAAACCAAAAACATTAAAAATTAAGTAAAACCGTTCTCCTAAGGTTTCACTAAGTTATGAAAATGCATTTAATCAAAACTAATAATGATATTCTTTATCAGGTAATTCATCAAGAACCTGAAACAAAACAAATTGACACTGAAAAGATGAGAATTAAACATCATTGTACAGATGTATTTAGAAAAGATGGAATGTATTGGTTTGTTAGATTAATAGAAGAAGCTCAAATAATTGAGGAAAGTTTGGACAATTAAAAAAATTATGTTAAATTATAGTTATGGCTAAAGAAAAAGAATACACACGTACTATCACTGACCCTGAAATGGAACCTTATTTCCTTTCAGTTGATGACAACAATGTTACTGTTAATGTTAAAGTTACGCCTGATGCTCGTTACACTGACTCTACTACAGAGTATGTAAAAACTATAGGTCATTATAGTAGAGTAAGTACAGCTTTAAAAACAGTTATTAATGAAAAAGTAAATAGTCAATCATATGAGTCTTTAAGAGACTATATGGATGAGTATAATACTGTTACTGAAAAACTAAATAAAATATTAAATTTTTAAAATATGTTAGAAGCAATTTATAATGCAGTTATTGTAAAACCTGTTGAGGAAGAAGAAACCTCATATGGTGGAATTATTGTCCCTGACCTAGGGAATGAAAAAAATAAATTAGCAGAAGTAGTAGCAGTTGGACCTGGTTACTATTCAGCTAATGGTACTTTAGTTGAAACTGTACTTAAAGTAGGAGATACAGTAGTATTACCTACTATGGGTTTTAGTAAAATGGAGTATGAAGGTGAAGAGTATTGGTTGGGTCCTGAAAATCAAGTTTTAGCAAAAATAAATAAGTAATATGAGTAAAATTATAGAATTTGGTCCCGATGCAAGGGAAAAAATGATTAATGGTATTGATAAACTAGCTAATGCTGTAACATCAACACTTGGTCCTAATGGACGAAATGTAGTTATTGCAAACGGAGGTATTCCACAATCAACTAAAGATGGTGTAACAGTAGCTAAATCAATTACCTTAGAAGATCCAATTGAAGAATTGGGTGTACAATTAGTTAAACAAGCAGCTATTAAGACTGCTGATAATGCTGGTGATGGTACTACAACTTCAACTTTGTTGGCTCGTGAAATGGCTAAACAAGGTCTTAAGTATCTTAACCATGGAGAAAATGCTGTTGAAATTAAACGTAGTATTGATAAAGCAGTAAAAGAAGTAGTTGAACATCTACGTCATGAAATTAAAGAAGATATTTCAGATGAGGAACAACTTAAACAAATTGCAACAATTTCAGCTAATAATGATTCTGAAGTAGGAGAATTAATTGCTACAGCAATGCAAAAAGTAGGTCGTGAGGGAGTTGTATTCATTGAAGAGTCTAAAAATGGCGAAACATATCTTGAAACAGTAGAAGGTATGCAGTTTGACAGAGGTTATAAATCACCTTATTTTGTGACTGATAATAACTCAATGAGTACTACTTTAAATGATGCTTTGATTTTGATTGCCGATAAGCGTTTTACTCAAGTAAAAGAGTTGTTGCCTATTTTAGAAGCTGTATCTAACCAAAATAAACCTTTAGTATTGATTGCTGAAGATATTGATGGTGAAGCATTAGCTACTTTAATTGTAAACAAAGCAAGAGGTATTTTAAAAGTTGTAGCAGTTAAAGCCCCTGACTTTGGTGACCGTCGTAAATTGATTCTTGAAGACATTGCTACCATGACAGGTGGCCAAGTATTCAGTACTGAAAAAGGTATGAAATTAGATAAATTTAGTTGGGATTGGTTTGGTCAAGCTCGAGTAGTTACTGTAGGTAAAGATGAAACTACTATTGTAGATGGTAAAGGTGATGCTGATAAAATTGCTGAACGTATTGAAGAACTTCAAACACAAATTGATAAATCTGTTTCTCCATATGAAAAAGAAAAATTACAAGAACGTTTAGCTAAGTTTATTGGTGGTGTTGCTGTTGTTCATGTAGGTGGATTTACAGAAGCTGAAATGAAAGAAAAGAAAGACCGAGTAGATGATGCTTTACAAGCTACTAAAGCCGCTCTTGAAGAAGGTATTGTACCTGGTGGTGGAATGGCTTTGCTACACTCTCGAAATGGTATTAGTGATTTTAATACTATTGGTGGTCGAATTGTTTATAATGCCTGTGCTGAACCATTTAAGAAAATTTTAGCCAATGCTGGTTATGAACAAGAAGATATATATAATGCCTTATCAGGAGCAACAGGAGGTGATTATTGGTATGGATTTAATTTGAATGATGAAGATTTCTGTGATATGAGAGAAATTGGAGTAATTGATCCAGCTAAAGTAACTCGTACAGCTCTTGAGAACGCAGCTTCAGTAGCTGGTACTATCTTATTGACAGAAGCAGTTGTTGTTGACAAACCTGAGGATAAAAAAGATGATGCTGGGTTTGGAGACATGATGGGAATGATGTAATAAAGTATGCAAGACGCAGTATCACTCATAGGAAAAAAATTAACAATAGGAGAAGAACTTTTTGAAATAAAAGGAGTACATTTTGTACCACAAGCTACTCACCCTAAACATAATATCTACTTTAGTCTTAAAACAACAGATAAAGGTATTATAAATTATTCTTATGATGTGATACTGCCTTACTTTAAAACACAAATTAAGTTATGAAAAAAGAAGTTATAGAAAACCTAATAGAGATTGCAGACCGAATGCCACCAGGTGATAGATGGAAAGTAAAGGGGGTTGAAGCAATTCAACCCACCTTAACTGACGCTTTAGAAGCGTTTTATCAAGTGGCGAATAATAAACCTATTGCTTTTCGTTTAGATTTGGCTCAAGGAAAACTTTATGCTATCTTTACAGATGAAGTAGAAATTAAAGAACCTGAACCTAAAAAATATTCAATATATGGTGACTACCAGCTCTAAACAACATACCCTATGGGTTGAAAAGTATCGTTCTCAAGATCTTTCTACATATGTAGGAAACGAACAAATTAAAGGTACTATTTCTAAGTATCTAGAACAAAATGATATTCAAAATTTTATTTTCTACGGCACAGCCGGTACTGGTAAAACTACTCTTGCTAAACTTATTGTTAACAATCTTAATTGCGATTATCTCTATATTAATGCTTCCGATGAACGTGGTATTGATACTATTAGGGATAAGGTCCAGGGTTTCTCGTCTGTGGCGTCTTTTAAGCCGCTCAAAGTTGTCATCTTGGATGAGGCTGATTTCCTTACTATACAGGCTCAGGCGTCGTTAAGAAACATTATTGAGACATTTTCAAGAACAACTCGATTTATTTTAACTTGTAATTATATTGAGCGTATTATTGATCCGCTCCAGTCTCGTTGTCAAGTTTTAAAAATTGTTCCTCCATCTAAATCAGAAGTAGCTTCACATGTTAGTGATATTCTTAAACAAGAAGAAGTTGAAATTGGTTTAGATGATTTAAAACTAGTAGTTAATCAATTTTATCCTGACATTCGTAAAATGTTAAATACATTACAAATGAGTGTTAATAATGGTGAAATATCCATTGATAAAGACATATTAGTGTCTAGTAACTACAAAAATAAAGTCCTCATGGAATTATGTAAACCAAGTTCTAAGTCGTTTAATAACATTAGACAAATTATAGCTGACTCTGGAGTTAATGATTATGAGGACTTATTTAGATTTTTATTTGATAATATAGATAAATATGCTTCTACTAATGCTGGTGAAGTAATTATTTATATTGAAGAGTATCAATATCATTCTAATTTTAGAATTGATAAAGAGATAAATGTAATGGCTTTAATTTCTCGAATATTAGCTGTTATTGAAAAAAGAGTATTATGAGACAATTCCTAAAGTTCCTATTAATTTGGATTAGTCAAAACTTAGCAATACCTTTCTGGATGGTAGGTCATGTTCATTTAATGACAACAATTTATCAAGATATACATGAAATTATTATGAGTATGGGTATGAACATTATAGTATTAATAGGATTTATTTTAGATTATAAACAACAAAAACAAAATGAAAAATCAACAACAAATGAACATTAACATTGATTTGTCTAAGACAACATCAGTAGAAACTTCAACTGGTAAAAAAGTATGGAGTCAAGGAATTATTATTCGTAAAGTATCTAAATTTATAGTAGGAGCTGAAGAAGATGCTTTAGTACCTATCCCAGTATTTTATGATGCTGAAACAGGAGAAATTTTGACTGAAACTTTACCTAAAGAATTAAGGGAAGAATATTCAAATGACAATCTTTGATTGGTTAAAACAAATCACAACAGATAAAAAACCTTGGTCATCTTTTACAGAAGGCCAGCGAGAATCATTTAATTCTTACATGGTTCATAGATTTGTAAGTATGTATGAAGGATACACTGAGGTTGCAAATTACGGCCAAAGAATCCCTTATCCTGAAAAAGAAAAAACTTATAAATATTACTGTACTATGTTACCTAAAAAGAATGTGTTCCTAAAATATATTAAATCATCTAAGAAGAGACCTAATATTGATTTATTAAAATACATAGCTGATTATTATGTTGTTTCACTTGGAGAAGCTGAAGATTATATTTATCTTCTAAAACGAGAAGGGATAGAACATGTTCTTGAAAAATCAGGAGTTAATGAAAAAGAAATTAAAAAGTTATTAAAAGAAATAAAATGAGAGGAAAAATTATTGACGCTGTAAAATCACATGCTCAAGGTCATGTTGACAAACATTTAGCCAATATTGAAGTCTATCTTTCTAACCCAGTTGGGGTAGGAGAACATCCAGACATTATTGAAGCTATTGAAATGGAATTAGAACAAGTAGCTAAATATCAAGATCAATTAGATATTATTAATAAGTATTTTCCAAGATAAGTTATGACAAAAAATAGTGATATTTATGGAGTCACACATAGTGATTCATTAATTGAAGCTTTAGAGAAATCTAAACGACAATATGAAGAAGCAACTTTTACTCCTGACTCTATTGTCCAGTCTGTTATGAATAAATTTCATACTAGAGCTGAAATGGGTTATAAAAAATACAACAATACTTTAGATAGAAATGATTTCACAGTATTAGAATGGATTGAGAATGCTCAAGAAGAACTAATGGATGGAATTTTATATCTTGAGAAGTTGAAAAAAACACTAGGTGGGTAAAAAGAAAAAAATACCAGCTATTGTAAAGCAAATCAAACAGCATACTCTTAAAGAAATCAATTACGCTTTTGAAAAGTCGATTTCTTATAGTCAGTTGTCAATGTTTAATGCTTGTCCACATAAATGGAGTCTTCAATATAAAGACGGCTATTATGTTTCTGAATCGTCTATCCATATGACTTTTGGAACTGCGTTACATGAAGCATTACAGCATTATATAACAACTATATATGAGGTTAGTGGGGCTGAAGCTGACCGTATCAACATAGAAGAGTATTTTGAAGACCGTTTTAGAGAAGTTTATTTAAAAGACTATAAGTCTAATAAAAATGTTCATTTCTCTAACTCATTTGAAATGAGGGAGTTTTTTGAAGATGGTTTAGCTATTATAAACTACATCAAGAAAAACAGAGGTGGTTATTTTGGTAAACGAGGCTGGTATTTAGTAGGATGTGAAATTCCCATATCATTAAATCCTCATTCAGAATATAAAAATGTATTCTATAGAGGATATCTTGATGTAGTATTATATCATGAACCAACTAATAAATTTAAAATTTTAGATATTAAAACATCTACTAAAGGTTGGGATGATTATGCTAAAAAAGATGAGATCAAACAAATGCAATTAATTTTATATAAAAAGTTTTTTGCTCAACAGTTTGGTGTTTCTGAAGATAATATTGATATTGAATTTTTTATTGTCAAAAGAAAAGTATGGGAAGATTCACCTTACCCTATATCTAGAGTACAAGAATTTAAACCAGCAAGTGGTAAAGTAAAGATTAATAAAGCAACTAATACAATTAAAGGATTTATAGAGGAAGTATTTAACAATGATGGTTCTTATAAAAATAAACAATATGAACCAAATGCTAGTGATTGGAATTGTAGATTTTGTCCTTTTAAAGATCGCAAAGAATTATGTAATAAAGGCGTATCTTAGTAGATCCCAATATATTTATATACGATATTAAATTAATAAAAGCTATGAGTAAAAAAGATATGACATTAACCTCTGTTAAAGTACAGAGTGAGTTATTTGACAATTTCAAGATTGCATGTGTTAAGTACAAATTTTCTTTACAAAAACTTGCAGACCGCACTATTCATTTGTATCTTACAGATGAAGATTTTAGAAAAAAAGTACACTCACATAACAACTTAGAAATTAAAGATTAAAAATGGAATCACGTTTTGAATATCTTCCTCCTGAGAAGAGGAAAAAAATTGTTTTTATCTCTGATGATTTAAGAGTTCACTCAGGAATTGCTACTGTAGCGAGAGAAATTGTAATTCATACAGCCCATCATTTTAATTGGGTAAGTGTAGGAGGAGCTGTTAAACATAATGAGGAAGGTAAAAGATTAGATTTATCTCAATCAACTAATGAAGTAAATGGCTTAAAAGATTCATCAGTTATAATGTATCCCGTTAGTGGATATGGTAATCCTGATTTTTTAAGACAATTAATTGAATTTGAGAAACCAGATGCTATAATGATGATCACTGATCCTCGTTATTATATTTGGTTGTTCCAAATGGAAAATGAAATTAGAAGAAAAATTCCTATTGTTTATTTAAACATTTGGGATGATTATCCTGCTCCACTTTATAATAAACCATATTATGAAGCTTGTGATTTATTAATGGGTATTTCAAAACAAACAGTAAACATTAATAGACTTGTGTTAGGTGATAAAGCTGATAAAAAACTTCTTAAATATATTCCTCATGGATTAAATCATAATGTGTTTAAACCTTTAGATAAAAAAGATCCTAAACTATTAGAGTTTAAAAACAAATTATTTAAAGGTAAAGAATATGATTTCGCTTTATTGTTTAATTCTAGAAACATTAGGCGTAAACAAATTCCTGATACTATTTTGGCTTATAGATATTTCATTGATAACTTACCTAAAGAACAAGCTAAAAAATGTTGTTTGATTTTACATACTGAAAGATCATTAGAGCATGGTACTGATTTGGAAGCAGTGATTGAATTACTTTTAAATGAAGATCATTATAATGTAGAATTTACAGATGCTAAATTCAACCCAGAACAAATGAATTACTTATATAATAGTACAGATGCTCAAATATTATTAACTTCAAATGAAGGATGGGGTTTGAGTATTACTGAAGCTATTTTAGCTGGTAATTTAATTATTGCTAATGTAACTGGTGGTATGCAAGATCAAATGAGATTTGAAGATGAGGAGGGTAATTGGTTTACTCCAAGTGCTGATGTACCATCAAACCATACTGGAAAATATAAAAAACATGGTGAGTGGGCATTTCCAGTTTATCCAACCTCAAGAACATTAGTTGGTTCACCACCAACACCTTATATTTGGGACGACACTTGTAGACCAGAAGATGCTGCTGAACAAATTATGAATGTTTATTCTTTAACTAAAGAAGAAAGACAATCAAAAGGTTTTAAAGGTAGAGAATGGGCCTTAAGTGATGAAGCAGGTTTTACCTCTTATCATCAAGCTGAAAGAGTGATGGACTCTATAAATGAATTATTTAATACTTGGGAACCAAGAGAAAAATATGAATTAATAAATGTAAATACTTATCCTGATAGAGTTATAAATCATAAATTGTTATATTAATGAAACCGTTATTTGTAATAAGTTCTCCTTTTGACACCTATAGTGGCTATGGCGCCAGAGCAAGAGATTTAGTTAAAGCCATTATTGAAACTGATAAATACGAAGTAATGTTAATGTCTCAGCGTTGGGGCAATACACCTTTTGGATTCTGTAAAGACAATCCAGAATGGGAATTTCTTTTAGAAAAAACATTACCAGGTAATCAATTAACTAGACAGCCTGATATTTGGGCTCAAGTTACTGTACCTAATGAATTTCAAAGAGTAGGTAAATTTAATATTGGTTTTACAGCTGGTATTGAAACAACTGTTTGTGCAGGGGAATGGATTGATGGATGCAATAGAATGGATTTAAATATTGTTTCTTCAGAACATTCTAAAAAAGTTTTCCAAAACTCTAAATTTGAAAAAAGAAATAAACAAACTAATGCTTTAGAAGGTGAGATTGAATTGTCAAAACCAATGGAAGTATTGTTTGAAGGAGCAGATTTAGACATTTACAAACATCTTAGTTATGGTACTTATGAAGATAATTTATCTGAGTTAAGAAACATTAAAGAAAAATTCGCTTACTTATTTGTAGGTCATTGGATTCAAGGTGACTTAGGAGAGGATAGAAAAAATGTAGGTTTGTTAGTTAAAGCATTTTTTGAAGTATTCAAAAATAAAACCAATAGACCAGCATTAATCTTAAAAACATCTCAAGTTGGTTCTTCATATCTTGATAGAGAAGAAGTAATTAAGAAAATTAAAAAAATAGCTAAAACAGTAAATTCTAAAAATTTACCTAATGTTTATGTTTTAAATGGAGAATTAAGTGATGAAGAAATGAATGAACTTTATAATCATCCTAAAGTAAAAGCTATGGTTAGTTTAACTAAGGGTGAAGGTTTTGGTCGTCCATTACTTGAATTTACTTTAAGTAAAAAACCATTACTAACTACAGGATGGTCTGGTCATATGGATTTTCTTGATCCTAAATTCGTTACTTTAGTTAAAGGACAATTAACTAATGTTCATCCAAGTGCAGCTAATCAATTCTTATTATCTGACTCTCAATGGTTTAGTCCTGATCATACTGAAGTAGGATTTTACCTAAAAGATATTTTTGATAACTATAAAAAATATACTGAAGGAGCTAAAAAACAAGCTGAAAAAACTAAAAATGAATTTAGTTGGGATAAGATGAAAGATAAAATAGATCAAATTTTAACTAATCATCTTCCTGAATTTCCAAAAGAAATAAAATTAGAAATACCTAAATTAAATAAAATTCAATTACCTAAATTAGAAAAAATAGATGGATAATTTAATAACATGCGACCGTTGCCAATCAGATGCTTGTTATGTATCTGAAGTAAATGCAGACATTAAAACTTACTTTTGCTATGGATGTGGCTTTCAAACTAACTCTTTAATGATGGAAGGGGAAGAATTTTTAGAACAACAAAAAGAAACTCTACCAGAACTTTATAAAGATTTATTTAGTAAAGATAAAAAAGGAAAAATTTGGATGCCATCAGCAGTAAATATTCCTAATCAAGGAATGATTTTTGCTAATGGAGCCAATATCAGAGATTGGAATTGGAGTGCTGTTAAAGCAGTTCCTGTAACAGAAGAAGAAAAAGAAAAATACCCTATACCAGGAAAGGAAGGTCAATACTATGAATGGAGAATGGATATGACCACACTTAAAAACTTCCCAGAACGTGAGTATATGGATGCTCTTTCTTACATTGGAGTATTACCCGAATGATTAGTTTAGCAATTACAGTTTGTAACGAACATAAAGAGTTAGAGACTCTATTGGATTATTTATCCGATAGAGCTCTCTTTCCTGATTATGAAGTTGTAATTCAAATTGATAAAGACAATTACACTGATGATGTTGTTAGTGTTATTGTTGGAAGGGGAATCAAACATTGGTTCTATCCATTAAATAAAGACTTTGCTAGTTATAAAAATGAGCTAGCAAAACACTGTGAAGGAGAATATATCTTCCAAATCGATGCTGACGAATTACCCTCAGCAGATTTACTTAACATGCTCCCAAGCATATTAGAAAGCAATCCCGAAGTGGATGTATACTTAGTTCCTCGAATTAATACTGTAAGTGGTATCACCGAGGAACATATCCTCAAGTGGGGCTGGAGATATGAAAACGATAGAGTAAATTTCCCTGACTATCAATGGAGAATTTATCGAAATGATAAATCAATTAAATGGAAAAATAAAGTTCATGAGGTGTTAGAAGGTTATAAAGGTTATGCTGCTTTACCTGCTCAAGATGAATTTTGTTTATTACATCCAAAAACAATTGAACGCCAAGAAAAACAAAACCAGTTTTATAATACAATATGAAAATAAAAGTAAATCATTTTGATAAAAAAGTTTTTGAAGATAAATTACAACATTTATCCCATATTGATTTTTCTTTATTTGTAGATGCCATTCCTGAAAGTCAAGAGGAATTATCTTCTGTTAATATTATTTCTTTTCAAGAACCAAATGAATACTTCGGTTTACATGATTGGGTTATAAAAAATAAAGATATATTTTCAGTTATATTAACTTGGGATGATAAAGTATTAAACCAATGTGATAATGCTATTTTTCAACCATTTGGACACACCTGGCTAAAACCAGACCAATATGAAAAAGAACATAAAAAAGAATTTAAATTAGCTCATTTACAAGGTAAACTACTTAAAACATACGGTCATTCTTTAAGACATGAAGTAACAGCTAGAGAAAATGAATTTAAAATACCTACTAAATTCTATGAAACTTATGGAGATAGAAACAACATTGATGATGCTCGTTTAGGTAAAGAATTTATATTCAGTGATTCACAGTATGGAGTAGTAATTGAAAATACTTCTCATAGAGGTTATTTTACTGAGAAAATATTAGATTGTTTTTTACTTAAAACTATTCCTTTATATTGGGGTTGTTCAAACCTATGGGATTATTTTGATACAGACGGTATTATAAATATTAATAACATTGATGACTTAATTAATGTAGCAAATAATTTAACTGAAGATTTTTATGAATCTAAAAAAGAAGCTATTAATAAAAATTGGCAATTAGCTTTAAATTATGTACATTACGAACAAAACATAATTAATACAATAACTAAAATTTTTAAACACAATAATCTTATATGAAAAAAATATGGTATGCCCCTTATAAGTTTGAGTCTTATGGGGAAGAAGAAATCAAAGCAGTAGAAGAATCACTCCGATCAGGTTGGTTAGGTGGACAAGGACCTAAATCTGTTGAATTTGAAGAAAAAATAGCTAAACACTTTGGTAAAAAGTATGGTGTATTTGTAAATTCAGGTTCATCAGCTTGTTTACTTGCTTTAGCTAGTTTACAACTGCCTAAAGGTACTAAAATTGTTACACCAGCATGTACCTTTTCAACTACATTAGCTCCTATTATTCAATTAGGACTCAAACCAGTATTTGTTGATGTTGGAGTAAATGATTATGTAGCCCAAGTAGGTGAAGTGTTAGCTGCTATTGATGATGAAGTTAAAGTCCTCATGTTGCCTAATTTGATTGGTAATAAACCAAATTGGAAAGAAATCAAAGAAGGTTTAATAGCAATGGGTCGCGAAGATATTATTTTGATTGAAGACTCAGCAGACACAGTCACTCATACTCCAGAATCAGATATCGCCACTACTAGTTTTTATGCATCACATGTTATTACAGCAGGTGGTTCAGGTGGTATGGTAATGTTTAATGATAAGAAATTAGTAAATGTTTGTTTACAATTCCGAGATTGGGGACGAATGGGTAATGACTCAGAAATTATGTCTGATCGTTTTAACCATGATGTAGATGGTATTGCTTATGACCATAAATTCTTATATAGTGTTTTAGGTTATAACTTTAAATCATCTGAAATGAATGCTGCTTTTGGATTGGTTCAATTGGATCGTTTTAAAGAATTTGAACAAATTCGTAGAGCAAATATTGAGCGTTATATTAAAAATCTTCAAGGTGTAGGTGATATTGTATTACCTGATGATTCAATTAAACCAAATTGGTTAGCAATTCCTTTACAAACTGAAAAACGTTTTGAACTATTGAATTTCTTGGAAGACAATAATATCCAAACTCGTGTGACATTTGCTGGTAACGTAACTCGTCACCCTGTTTACAGAGAATATCTCCAACCATTCACTAATTCAGATCTTATTATGAAAAATGGTTTCTTATTAGGAGCACATCATGGTATGACTATTGAAGATGTAGATTATGTTTGTGATAAAATCAAAGAATTTTTTAATAAATAATTAGTGAAAAAAACATTAGAACATTTAGTTGACTCTTTAGTTTATAATAATATAGATACCTTTTTTCTAGTTACTGGAGGTGCTATTGCTCCTATAGTAGATTATATAGGACAACATCCAAAAACTAAATATTACTGTTTTCAACATGAACAATCAGCTGCTATGGCGGCTGAAACATATTTCAGAACATCAGGAAAATTAGGAGTAGTACTAAGTACTAGCGGCCCAGGAGCTCAAAATTTATTGAATGGCATTTGTGGATGTTGGTATGAATCAATTCCTTGCTTATTTATAACAGGTCAGGTTAGTACTTATGAATCTATTGATTGTATAGAATCAAATCCAAGACAACTAGGTTTTCAAGAAATGCCTGTTGTAGAATCTTTTAAACCATTTACTAAATTTATTAAAAAATTAACTTCAAATAATGATTTTAATCAAACTTTAAAACAAGCAATTGAAACTTGTTTTATTGGAAGGTTTGGTCCTAGTCTATTAGATATCCCAATGGATATCCAAAATCGACTATTAGAAGATACTTCTTTAATTAAATTTAATACATATAGTCCTATTATTGATGAAAATTTAGAAAATAAAATAAAGAATATTAATATAAAAATCAAAGAAAGTAAAAGACCACTTTTATTAATAGGTCATGGGGTTAGATTATCTAATTCAATGGATGAAGTATTAATGTTGATAAATAAATTAAATATTCCTTTTGTTGTTAGTTGGGGTGGTTTTGATTCTATTCCTCATAATCATCCTTTATTTATAGGAGACATAGGAGTTTATGGAAGTAGAGGAGGCAACTTCGCCATCCAAAATTGTGATTTACTGTTATCTATAGGTTCTAGATTAGATACAAGACAAACTGGAGGTGATTTAAAAACATTTTCAAGAGAATCATATAAAATTATGGTTGATATAGATGAAAATGAAATAAAAAAAGGTAGAGGATTAAATATAAACCTACCAGTAGTTTGCGATGCTAAGATCTTTATTAATCATTTATTTGGTTCTTGTGAACCTCAAGATAAAAAAGAATGGAACCAAAAATGTCAAGATTATAAAAATATAAAAGAAAATAGAACTTTAAAAGAAGATGTTTTAACTTCTTATGAATTTTTAGAACAACTAAATGATAATCTTCCTGAAGACTCAGTTATTATTCCTGATGAGGGAGGTCATTTAGTGTGGGCTATGCAATCTTTAAAAACAAAATTTAAACAAAGAATATTTTCTAATTTTGGAAACTCATCAATGGGGTATGGATTACCAGCAGCGATAGGAGCAGCTATTGGGACTGATAAACCTGTAATTTGTATTGATGGAGATGGAGGTTTTCAAATGAATATTCAAGAACTCCAAACTGTTAAACATTATAATTTACCTATTAAGATTTTTATAATGAATAATAATTGTTACGGTATTATTAAACAATTTCAAGATTTAGTCTTCAACTCCAGATATATAGCTACTGAAAATAAAGATTATTCAGTTCCTGACTTTATTAAAGTGGCTCAAGCATATGGTATTAAAGCAGTAGAAGCTAACAAAAATAACTTTAAAGAAGTAATAAATTTGGCTTTACAAGAAGAAGGAAGTATATTAGTAAATGTTATTATTGATAGAGAACAAAAATTATTACCAAAATTAGAATTTGGAAATCCTTTAGAAGATATGTTTCCTTATCTAGAAGAAGATATTTTAAATAAAAATATGATTATAAATAAAATTCCAAGAAAAGAAAAAATTAAAAGTTGGGTTACATTAAAATAAAATTATGGCAGCAGATAGTAAAACTAAAAAAACAATTCTTACCCTTAATCAAAATAAGAGTAAAGGAAACAAAACTGTATTAGTCACTGCGTATGATTACCCTCAAGCACGTATGGCAGACGCCGCTGGGGTTGATTGTATTTTAGTAGGTGATTCATTAGGCATGACTACATTAGGTCACAAAACAACTATTCCTGTAACTATGGATGATATGATTCGTTCGTGTGAAGCAGTAAGTAGAGGTAATGAAAATGCTCTCTTAATTGGTGATATGCCCTATATGTCCTACCAACCATCAGATCAAGTAGCAATTGAAAATGCAGGTCGTTTTATTGTTGCTGGGTGTGATATGGTTAAAGTAGAAGGCGCTATGGTTGACCGAGTTAAAGCCATTGCTAGCTCAGGTATTATGGTTATGAGTCATTTAGGTCTTACACCTCATACTCGCGCTAAATTAGGTGGTTATAAAGTTCAAGGCAAAACAGCAGCCCAAGCTGAAATTGTTTTAAAACAAGCTTTAGCTCTTCAAGAAGCAGGTTGTTCAGCCTTATTACTTGAGGCAATGCCTAAAGAACCAGCAGGAATGATTGCCCGTGCTTTAGATATCCCCGTTTATGGAATTGGCGCTGGTGATGAAGTAGATGGTCAGTTAGTTATTTTTCATGATCTAATGGGACTATTTTGGGAATTCAAATCAAAATTTGTTAAACGTTATTGTGAAGCGGGTCAAATTATGACTCAAGCATTAACAGATTATGCTAATGAGGTTCGTAATGGTCAATTCCCATCACAAGAAAATTTCTATGAAATTAAAGAAGAAGAACTTGAAAAATTACTAGGAGATGAAAAATGGAAATATGAGTTAGATAAAGATTATTATAACAATAATAACCATAGTGTGACTCCAATTACTAATAATCCTACAGTAGTAAAACGTTAATGAATATTTTAATTACAGGGGCGGGGGGGTATATTGGAAAAGTTTTTTATAATTATTTTAAAACTGAGTATAATATATCTCTTTTAACCCGAAAAGAAGCAGATTTAACTAATTTAAAACAAGTTAAAAGTTTTTTTCAAGACAAATATTTTGATATTGTAATACATTGTGCTATAGTAGGGGGAGGTAGATTAGATGAGGATACTCCTTCTGTATTAGATGACAATTTAAAAATGTATTACAATTTATTAGAATGTGAAAATCACTTTAATAAATTAATCCATTTCGGTTCAGGAGCAGAATCACAAGAAAGTTTTTATGGATGGAGTAAAAAAATAATTCATAACTCAATTCAAGATAAAGATAAATTTTATAATATTAGAATTTTAAATGTATTTGATGAAAATGAGTTAGATTATAAATTTATTAAAACTAACATTCAAAAATACATAAATAAACAAGATATAGAAATCTTTCAAAATAAGTTTATGGATTTCTTTTATATGGAAGACTTAGTTACTTTAATTAGATATTATATTAACAATGATGGTCCTAAAGTAATAGATTGTTGTTATGATTATTCTCCTACATTATATGATATAGCTCAAATTATAAATAATTTATCTGATTATAAGGTCAATATAAATTTTAAAAATTGGAATATGGCTCCTCCCTTTAATGGAAAATTTACTAATTTAAATTTAAAATTTATTGGTTTAGAACAAGGTATAAAAAATGTATATAATATTTTAAAGAATGAATATTAAAATATCTTGTCATATAATGCCCTGGGATATAGATTATGCTTTATTAACTTTTACCCAATTAAAAAAATCATTTCCTTATATACCAAAAGATGTTAATATTACTTTAAATCCTGAATTAAATTTATCTAATTATCTAGTAGATTGGAATAATAGTAAATTACCTAAAAATTATTTTATAGATAAATTCAATACTCTTCTCTATCTATTAGAAGACTACTCAGTCAATTCAAAAATCAATGAAGAAGATATTCTTTATGGCCATTTAGACCAACAAAGAAACCTAATATCAGAGGAAGTAGATTATTATATGAGTATTTGTCCTGATGTTTATTTTAGTGAATATACTCTTTATTATTTAATAGAATCAGCTAAACAAATAAAAAATAAATATTTTGTATTAAGTCCCCAACATAGAAAATTAACTGATAATAGTTGGGATCCAACTACTGATAAAGATTATTTAAATATACCTTATGAAAAATGTGATGAAGTTAATATTTTTGATATAAGATATAATAGTAAACAAAAAAATGATTTAACAGTAGAACCAGTTCACACACCTAAATTTGCTGGTTGGTGTGATTTATATAGTAAAGCATTTTATGAAGATTTAGTTCCTATACATGATGATTGGAGTGGTTATGGCCCTTGGGATTGGTATAGTATGATTTTAATAAATTATGCTAAACAATTTAATCTTGACTTTCAACAGTATGTTTTAAGAGGACTTACAGTAGGAGACTATTGGACAGGTAATTGGAAAGAAAAAGATGGATTATCAGGTTACTATAAGAGTTTAATAGTTAAAAAAGATATACCTGACCAAAGAGCTAATTTTGAAGCTAATTTAGAAGAATATGTCAAGAAAGGTATTTTAATGTTAAAAGAAAAAGGAATCATATGATTAAATTAATTGTATTTGATTTGGATGGAGTTTTAGTAGAGGCTAAAAATATCCATTTTGAAGCATTAAATAAAGCTTTAGGTAAATACGCTATTGATTGGAACGAGCATTTATCTACTTATGATGGTTTGAAAACAAATCAAAAACTAGAAATGCTTCATAAGAATAAAGGTTTACCTAAAGA